GTACCAGCAGACATCACACCCGTCAACAAAATCTCTCCGCTTTCTTTATCTTTTGTGATCGATGTCGAATGGCCAACGATATCCTCTCTCACAGTCGAATGGTTTAGCAATATTGGCTTTTTCTTGGCACCCAAACGCACACCATTAACATCAAAAATAATCGACCCTACAGACGTTTCTACCCTAGCGCCAGTGTACAACTTCATCTCAAATGATCTTATATCATTGCTATCACTGGTTTCTGTGTCAACTACATCAGATTGATTGTCAAGCTGGATTGTGTTTCCTTCTACCAACCTGATCAATTTAGGGAATGAATCAGACATAATACCTCCAATCGCTTGACATACTAATCATCGTCCACATCGCGGGTTCGCTTTGATCGCGATTCTACTATACCAGCATTACGAAGCAATTCATTCTCAAATTCTCTGATCTTTACCATTTCTTCAAAATCCCTGCCCTGTTTAGCTGCTTCGTCGCTTCTCGTAGTAAGTCCCATGTCAAGCGCTAGTGCCACACCTTCCATTTCTTTATGTGGGTCAATCCACGACCAACCAGGAGGAATCCACCTGTGAGAATAGACATCTTCGCGATCACCAGAATTGATTTCACCGGATTCTATCCATTTTCGCAAACGCCATTTGTATAGTCTAGCAAGAAAATTCCTTATCAACCAGTCTTGAATCTTTCGATGTGTCCGCTGTGTCTGCAATAAGACTCCGCGAGTATTGCTATAATTGCTTCTAGAAAAATCAAGCATGACAAGCTCTAATGGTAGGCCAAGACTCAAGCCAGTAAACCTGATCAATTGGCTTGTAAACTCACTGAACATTTGATGAGGTTGCTCAGGCTTAACTTGAAAAATATCACTGAACGAATCCATGCGCCGAATCATTCCAGGTTCTAGCCCTTGTATCGGTCTTGATATTCCAGATGCATCGTCTTTCTTTGGCAATGTCTGATATGGACCTTTACTTTCACCTCTGACAATCAAACCGAAAAGCGCTGCCATACGCGCTGCGACTACACTTGAATCGATGTAACCATCAATCTGATCAAACAAAGGAAAGACATTAGAAAACACTGGCTCGCCGCGCAGCGCCGATGATCTTCTCATTCTTGCCAAGAAAATAAAATCACTGGCATCAATCGACATAGAAACAGTTTTGGAATTCTTATAACCTTTTACCCAGTAATTCGTAGGCTTTCCTGATCTGGCAATCTGTATACCATCAATGATACGCACACCGTCAGGTGCCTTGATTGGATTATCAATCAAATCACCTGCAATGATTTCTACCCTACCATCTGAAATCAAATTGATTCCACAATCACCGTCACGATATGTATTCCTGAAAACATGTTCGGTGATCTCACTTAACGACAAGATGCCGCGAACATCGCAATTATCTTTGTCTTCATATTCACGCCACAATCCCTCGATGCGACTATTTAAATCCTCACTGCCTGTGCGCGCTTGGAGTTTGAAACCAGACCAGACAACGTTTTCAACTGCGCGGTCAAGTATAGGACCAGCAAGCATATTATCACGATCCAACTGACGCGCGCGATCGCGCAACTGATACAAATTAGCTTTGCGAAGATGGCGAATACCAGTTGACGATTCGCTTTCAATCCACGTCTGATCAACCCTAGATCCCACAGCGCCGCGATACGAAGATGACGATGATGCTTTGTTTCTACTGTTAAACGTACTATTTGCAAACTTGCTTGTATTTGATCCCACGAACTGGTAATACTCACTCCACGCGCGCGCGTGATCTCTTTTGACTTGCCATGTAGGAAAGAAATTGCGAATCAATCTATCAACTCTACTTTCAGTTTTCATCGCAGATCCCTTTAGATTGCCCTATTAAATTCAGTCAAAATTATATCACTGTGATTAGTTTGAGCATCTAAACGGTTCTCCCAATCTTTCAACTCTTTGCCAATATCGCTAAGCTTTGCGCGAGTCAATGCGCGATCTCCAGTTGATATACTTTGACTCAATGCAGTGTGAACATACGCTTGGCGCAGCACATCAACGATTTCAGAATCGGTAAACGTCTGAAGGTTAGCAGTAGTTATAGCCATTATTGTTCAACCTGTTGTCACTTTCTTTAGACTACTTATCACATCGTTCTTTCGTTTATTGTCCACGACCGCACCCACACCACCAAACAACGCCAGCAACGAAACCCCAGTCGACACCAGACTTGCTGGATTCAAACTACCCGAAATTAAACCAGGAACAGCACCACCAACAAGCTCTACCAATTGCGCGCGCATTTCATCTTGCCTTTGTAGATCTTCGATTCCACGATCAATAGAATCATTGTGAAACTCAATTTCTTGGTTCACTTGTTCAATGTCGCTCTTCAGCTTGATAATTCTAGTTTCCAAATTAGAAGACAACTTGGATGCATCCAATTGGAACGCTGAACTTGAAACGAGTTCACCCGTTGATATGGATTCGGTTTTTGGTTGGCAACCGACTATCCATCCGATGCATGTGACCGCTAAAACAAAGCCCAACCAAGTAAAACGATTGTGATCTAGTTTCTTTATAGATCCACTTAGCACATCCATGTCAATCACTCCTGATCATACTTTTGATGTCACTTATATCATTTGCCATACTACGCTGACCGACAGTCAATTGGTCAACGTCACGCTGCATTGATTTGATTCTTTCATCCATGCCAATATGCGAACCACTAGAACCCGTTTCGTGCGCGTGAATCTGATTCAATACACCACGCATACCATCCGACATCTCACTTTCGAGCTCTGAAACTTTCACAGCATTATTGCCAGATGCTTTGAAACACAAACCAAATGCACTGGCAATGCCCATAATAACAAGAGTTCCCAATATCCACACCCAATTATGCTGATTTATTTTAGATGACATTACCACCGACCTTTATATGACATCAACCAATCGCCGTCATCGCCTTTAATTAGATTTTCCATTCGCGACTCTGACTCCGCTGCAAATTTTCTTTCGTCAATCAATTCCAGTTCAGTCGGCAGGAGATTAGCATGGACAATATCAGCGCTAACGCATTGCAGAACTTCGCAATCCCACAAGTGATCACGCGCGCCGCTGCTGATAGTTTCCCAAATCATACGTTGTCCAGACTTAGATCGAACCATGACCTTATGCTGAGATGACATCTGTGATATGTATTCATCATCAACCTTATCATTCAACTGCCAATGATCTGGATCACTTTCACTTGTCTGTTGCAATCGCGCCAGTTCATCTTTGTAATGACCCACATCGAACATTTGCAACTGGACATCAACTACAGACTCTTTCTCGCCAGGACTCTTATAACTCACACGCCTAGAAACTACCGGCGATCTCTGCTGATGGCTGGCACCCTTTGTCGGGAATATTCTATCAGGGTTGCTTTCTGCAAACAAATACACCTCTTGGGTTCTATGACCACCCGAGTCAATTAATAGCAATGATGGCATCATCGAAGCAACCACAGAACCGTTACGGTCAATCACTTGATAATTGGTATGCAAGCACAATTCCTCAAGCATGTTAAGCGTCTCTACCTTGCCATGCTTGACAAGCACGCTGCGCCGACCATTTCCCCATGCGCGCAGTGTGTACCAGAAATGGTCTTTCTGTGTGTCAGCGGTTGCCACAAGAACTCCAGCCCAAGATGGAACTTTGTCAACTGGATGCTCGCTTTCCGATTTTCTTATTAGCGTTGATCGCTTTGGTGATTCCACCTGTTCTTGAAACACTTCACCTAGCCATGAATTGCTGAAATTCTGTAGACCAAGCCTGTCAGCTTTGGCAGCAATAAATGCAGACGCTATATCATGCCATTCTATCCACGTTGCATGAGCAGCCCAAATGTGACAGCCTACTTTATATGATTCTGGCAAATCACCTATGATTCGTTGTCCTCCTGGTGGACCTTCTATCACCTGATCAAGTGTGGCCCATGTTACTGTTTGCAGGAATCGCCATTTTTCGTTTCCTGATTTAATCGAACAACCGCAAGAATCGCATTCGTACCATGCAGCTTTCCGCTTTCTTATCATCGATGCAAGTAAATCAGGATTCTTCTCATCGAACTTTTCCCATCGTATTCGTTGAAATACAATTCGTTGCCATGCGCCACACTTCAAACAACTGAAGAATGGATACAACTTGATCGGCGAAGAATCAAATAACCTGGAAATCATACCACTAGGAATTGTCGGCGTAGAAATGTTTATGATTAATCGATTAGAATAAGTTTGAGTTCTCATCCGCGCTAAACTTACAGGATCGCTTTCACGTCCAGACCATTCTACAAATTTATCCACTTCGTCATTGATCACCACTCGTTGTGGATCAGCAGACAATGAACCAGGAGAACCAGACCAAGCAAGCTGGAGCGTAAAACCATTTGCCAAATACACACCAGTCAATTGAGTATCATTCGCACGATTGGTCATTAACCTGGAAAGACAGGGTGTGTCCTGAAATAATGGCAATATTCGCCGCGCCATAATTCGCCTTCCAATATCTTCAGAAGGCAAGACAAGCATGATAGGATCAGGATCATTATGCGCGCAGTAACCAATAAAATTCCTGACTGATTCTGAACCGCCTATCTGTGCAGCTTTTTTTATAGTCAATTCTTCAATGCCATCATCAGCGCACAGATCCATGATTCCGCGCAACACTGGTGAATTCTCGTTCTTCCACATTCCCGGTCGATCACTTTGTCTACGAGTCAATCTTCTATGATGCGATGCCCACACAGACGGTTTCTGTGGCTCTGATGATTCAATGGCAGTTGCGTCTATTGCAATTAAACTTTTGCTTTTGATGATATCACTCCTCTTCATCGCCTTGTATTTCACGTTGTAAATCTTGTGATGCAGTTTGCAAGACTAAACGTAACGCCTTTTCCATTCTATCTTCGTCGCCCCGAGATAGCCTCGGCGTCAATCCTCTGGGCGCAGATAGAATATGAGTCTTGACAATATGGCAATACTTTTTGAACTCATCGCGGACATCGCCTTTTTTTACATATTTTCCTTCTAGAATTTCTCGCTCCACTTTTGTTTTAGCTGTTCTTTCTGCAGTATAAGCAATCGTCGCCGCTGCTTTTGGGTTAGCTTTAAGGATATCAGATACACTGATTTCATTTCCACTATTACTAGAACGATCCTCCTGCAATGTAGATACCCACACTTGAAACGTTTTCACTTGTCTTGATGACCATGGAGGATTAGGTGATACAGGACAATCATCTCTACCAAGTAATTTATTCGCGCCCCTTCTTTCACGTCCAACAAAAACCCCCAACTCTTCAATTGTATTTGCATTAGACATATTCCACCTTTTCTTAGCTCCAGAACTTTTTATATCAAACTATTGACGCTGACGCATAACTTAAATTATCAAGTGATGCACCTGACATACTAGCACAAATTCAACAACTTGAAAATTCAAAATGGCGTCAGTTTTCTGCGATGAAATCCAGAAGGGGCCAACTGCAACGTATTTTTGTTAGGTTTTTGTTATAGCTAGCCCAAGGCCATCCAAGAGCGTAAAAGTCATAACCCCAGCATTTACAAGAGCTTATGTTAACCATAACAG